ATCAAACTATTGACTTGTTCTACAATAATTGCAATTCCAGTTGCTTCCAGAGGTTCTATGAATCCACTAGACAATCCAATTGCTGCACAATTTCCAACACAAAAATCTTTAAAATATCCTGGACTGTATCTGATAATTCTATTTGATTCTAATCCAACATTATGATTTTTTCTTAACCAAGTATCATATTCTTCTCTTGCCTCTTCATCGGTTGTAAACTTGGAAGAATACAAATATCCAGTTCCATATCTTTCACCCACTGGAATCTGCCATATCCATCCATTCTTTGTTGCTTCGGCAAGTGTATTTGATTTGATCTCTCTATCACCAAACCATACTTGTTGAGGAATGGCACTATCAATCGGTAGAATATTAGAGACATCTACCCAATTTTTCGATAACTTTTTAATTAGTAATGATTTAAAACCAGAGCAATCTATGTAGAAGTCTGCTATGACAGGTCCAGAGTTTTCGAAAATTAGTTCTTTGATAAATCCATTCTCAACTTTAGAATCGACAAGAAGATCATCTATAAATTTTACTTTATTAGAGATAACCGCCTTCAAATACTTTGAAAATTTTAATGTGTCTAAATGAATTGCATATCCATAATTAAAGTTGTCATTTGGAATTGTGGTTTCTGATGTATTATACAGACTAGAACCGTGTTCTATACCATTCGCAATCCCATAACAAGCACAACTTTCTTGCTCGTCATATGGAAGATCAGACCCAGATTCTATAATTTCAGAAAATCCGTGAAAATAAGTGTCACCAGGAATCCAGTTCTTAAATTCAATACCTAACTTAATTGTGGTTCCAATAGTCTTTATTAGATCAGTTACGGAAATATTTAAAGTTGATAAAAGATCCATTATATTTGGGAATGTTCCTTCACCAACTCCGATACTTTCTTGAGTTCTATCATAATAAACTTCAACATCAACTTTGTCTTTGTATAAAGTTTTAATCATCGATGCTGCTATAAGACCAGCAGTTCCTGTTCCCAATACTATAATTTTTTTCATTTATTTTGATATTCATCCATTAGTTCTTTGGCAAGTTTCATAGAACGTCTCCACATCAAATATTTCACTACAGGATTGCGTGGATTGTTCAGTAGCCACCACTTTTGCTTTTCATAGTTAGACTTTGCTAACTTAAACATATAATAAAAAGCGGCAGCAATACTATCATCAGTCACGATGAAGTATGCTACCACTGCAAATACGATAAACCAAGCGTAATAAGTCATCGTCTTATAGTTTTTAGATATTCTAGCACGTGCTCACGAACAGACATGAGTTCGTTGTAACATTTTTGATTGTGGGCACATTGACGAAGTTCGTGATCTGGTTTGTGAACACTTTCAACGAACAAATCAAGACCACGATTCCATTTAACTTCGGGACTTTCTTCCATAATGTGTAACGTAAGTTATATTATGTATCAGATAAACAGATTGGTATTTAAGGTTTGTCTAATCCCTTCTTTTTGTGGATAAGTCCCGTGTAATAACCAGTTTGGAAAAATCAGTAACTTACCAATTTCTGGAGTAATATGAATAACTTGTGAGTCCAGATCATCCGTAGAATTGTCAGAATTTAAAACAAAATAAATTTGACCTTGAGGTGAACTTAGATCTACTTCATTTACAACTTCTGGAACCTGCAAATATAAAACTGAAGATACCCCATCAATGTTTGGATGATTATGAATCCTACAATAAGTATTTTTATCTCCTATAATTGACCAGGCACTCTCAAACTTAATAGATCTATTCTTCGTGAGAGAATAAGATATAAGTGCATCATTTACACCATCTTTTAGGTCATACATCAATTGAGTAAAATTTTGATTAAAAAACTCAGGATGAACTTGATGATCGTAGATCCAGTATTGTGTGGAATTGTTTCCTTGAAGGGCAGAACTATAAGTATTTTTATGCAGTAAATCTAAATTGGAATTGATTTCTTTTTTTAGTTGTTCAACTGAATCTTTGTCAAGATAGGATTCAATAATCCAATTAATTCCTTTCTGATAAAATTGATGAGTTAATACTGACATATGATATTAAAAGAAACTGTTGTCCTTGTTTTTTCACAGGGTTTAACCAAATGGAGAAGACTGGAAGGAAATAAGATTACGGTCCCCTCTTCAAGATCTTCTGTAAAATGTTCGTATATGAAGGCACTATGTCCTGGGATAATACCTTCTTGTCTAAATGCCGTTTTATTTGGTTCTTCTAAATGAATTAAATAAATTCCTGAAAAATTACAACTTCCGTGAAATGGACCAAGATGACTATGCATATCTTGAAATTCGCCTTTCTGGTAAATATTATACCAAATTTCAGTTATGTCAGAACGTTGAGGTAGATTATAATCATCGACAATTTTTCTCATTTCTTTGAAAAACAGTCGGAAATTATCCCATACTACGTCTTTCATAAAATCTTCATCGAAAAGCAAAAAGTTTCTCTGCGGATCATTCGCAAAGAAACTGCTAGAAACCTTACAATACCAGTTATTATTTGTTTTATAAATTTCCCCATTCTTTTGGTTATCATCAAGAATTCTAGAATAGTATTTTTCTTTAATCTCTTGATGGTTCTTTACTTTTTGGGAGAAAACAAAGTTTGGTGGAAATATCTTTAACATAATCAGGAAAGAAAATTCTCTAGTGTTGATGTCTTTTTCTTTGATGCTTTAACTTGCTTTAAAATGTAAGACTTGGCAGTTGCATATGTGCTTGCGATATGAACTTGTTGTCCGTTGTGAATAATGACAAACTTTTTACCCCAAGGAACCGCTGCCCACATACCATCTTTGGTCACATATCCATTAGGGTCACCTGCCTTTGGATTTAAAAGAGTTTCATTTTGAATGTTCATACTTATTCCCAAGAAAAACTAAGGGTCACTCTAGGTTGAGATACGATTGGATTGTGGTAAACACCTTTAGGAATTAGAAGAGAATCTCCAGGATTCATTTCTACTTTGGACTCATCATCAAAGATGTAAGTCATTTTACCAATAGATTGGACAAGTAAGACATCAACTGTATCACAATGCCTACCAAATGTCAATGCATTACTTCCAAGAGAAGTGTAGATGTGAAGGATGTTGATGTCTTTCTTTGACTTTACTTCATCATATGCAGATTGAATTGTTCCTGGATAAAAATTGTTATGAAGAACTATAGTAGGGGCAGAAGTTTCGTCACAAACAAGTCTGTGATCCAGTCTAGACCATTCATAATCAATCTTTGCAATAACATCATCCCATTTGATGTCCTTACAAAGTTCATACTCATTTGGAGTAAAAACGTAACTCATCATCCAAAGATGGCATTGACACTGATTACTTTAGCATTTGGATTGCGGGCAAGAGCAACCTCACGGGCTTCCTGATAGTCACGGGCATAGACCTCTTCGTAAAAAGTTTTACCAGCAACGTAGAGTTGAACTTTGCACTTCATAGGAGTTTTTTGGTGAACAACAGTATTATAGAGGATTTATAAGGGAATCAAGCACTGGGTGTGCCAGTTTGCAAACTGTCTGCCCTTCTCTTCTTTGCATCTTCAATTGAGATATCAAACTCATCCGCACATTTTTCTGTAAAATCTACAACACAGTTCCTAGAATCAAAAACTTCTTTGATGTAAAGACAGGTTTGCCACCCACCTTGATTACCACCATTTCTTTTCAATTTCCAACTACTTTTCCAATTTTTCTTCGATTTGTCTGCGTTGAGATACCCACAACCATCCTGCCACTCAAAATCCAGACTTTCGTATTTTAGTTGCTCTTTGACGAACAAACGCACGTTGTAGTCATCTCCAATTCGGTTGTGAATAACAATCACATCCATCATTTGATCAAGACCAAACTCTTTAAAACTTTCTTCCCTTTTATCAACCAAAGTCTTTATAATACCATTACCAATATGACTCGTTTCGTCCAGAGGACAACGACACTGGACATAACTACAAGTCTGTATATATCCTTTAGTAAATTTTTTGAGAAGGGTTTTTATGTTAAGACCAGATTTATCCTTGATTCCGTCTGCCATAAAAACGTCACCAGGAATGTGAGTTCCACCAACAGACTTACAAATAATTTTTTCCCAAGTATCTGGGGTAATAATCCCTTCTCTAGCACCGTAGTGCCATACAAGAGCCTTCAGACCTTCAATGTCAAAATTCATCGCTTTACCACAGAAATAGCAGGTTGACCTTGGTTGAACACGGTGTCCACCACCGCCTGAACCTTCTTAGCGGTGCTGATGCCCACAGAAGAGTAGACAGGAATGCAGACCAACCCAAAGGACTTGGTGTAGTCCTGAAGGGCACCAGGGGCGATTCTGCCGCTGCTGAGACCCTCTGCGTCGTCCTTGTGCAGGCGAATGACCCGCCCGATGGTCTGGGAGATACCGATGTAATCCATGGACCGCATAAACAGCACTGCCTCCAGACCAGACACATTGATGCCCTCGCTCAGAATGCTGTGATGCAGAACCACAAACTTCTTGTCGTTGTCCTTGCCCCAAGCACTCAGAGTGTCGAAGAACACCTCACGGTTGACCTTCTGCCCATCGATCACGGCACCAGTCTTGGACGTGATATACATCCAAGAGAAACCACGATCCTCCAGTTGCTGACAGAAATCAGTCTGGGAAACCAGAGAAACAATCTGTTTGGTTGCCTTGGAGCAGATCAGAACCTTGCCCACTTCCTGAGCATCGATGGTCTGAATCAGATTCTCACAGTCAACATCGGCAACGATCTGACCCTTGCTCAGCATCTCAAACTGCTGCACCACAACCTTAGGGGGCACAATAAAACCACCCTCAACCAGTTCAGGAGCAGGCACGTTGCAGATCACGTTGCCATAAACGGCAGCGTCATTCATACCAGGTTTTGCAATAGTGGCAGAATGCTTAGGAGTAGCAGTGAAGAAATAGCAGCGGTCAGCATTAGCAGCGAAGTGCTCCGTAGCAGGGAAAAAGTGACGCTGAACGCTGTTGTGTGCCTCATCAAAGTAAATGGTATCAACGTGAATATCTGCCTGCTGAAGACGCTGCAGGGAGTTGTAGGTGGTGAAGATCAGTTGATGCTTGTAGGCACGACGGGACCAGTTGTAGATCTCGGAAGGTTTGGTGGTGCTTTGGTGGTGTGTTTCACCACTGTGAACATGCAGAACAGCAGCAGTCGTGATAAACTCAAGGAACTCACTGGACAACTGCTCTGCCAGGAGGATTCTCGGGCAGCACACCACAATGGTCTTAGGAGCATCAGATTGAAACTCACGCAGGGCATCAAAGATGGCAACGTTGGTCTTACCCCCACCAGTGGGGATGATCACCTGACCTTTCCGATGCTGCAGCAGGGCATCCAGAGCACGTTGCTGGTGGGGACGGAGTTGAATCACTGACCTCATTGCGTATAGGACTATTATAACATTAAAAAAGGGGGGTCGGAACCCCCCAGTGGACAGTTTAGAAAGTGTCTTTGGTTTATACGATACCAGTTCCAGATAAAATGAAGGTATTTGATGCAACACACAGTAATTGTGCCAATCCGTAGGCTGGCATACTGTGAGGTGCTGTGGATGTGCTTCCAGCAAGTCTAATTGTCGCCGCACCGCCGCCACCAGCATTATCAACACTCATAGTTCCACTTGTAGAATTAACAATCAAAATTGAATCCCCAATCGTAAATACATTCGATGGAACAATAACACCATTTGTAGTATCAGTAATATAAACGTGTTTTCCAGCATCACTGGCAACAAGAGTATAGGCAGATAATAGTGTGCTTTGTGAGTTTTGTGGATATCTTCTGACGTTTCCAATTGAGTCAGTGATTGTTCCACTTGCTGTTATAATACCAACCGTACTAATTCCAGGACTTACATTAAGTGCAGTAACGTTTGCAACACCATTGATAACTGAGGTAGAAATACCTGCCTGAGTTGCGACAGTTGCAAATCCACAAGAACCAGCAAGAGTTGAGAATGTGGCAACACCTGCTCTAGTCGCATTTGTTGCAAATCCTGCTACAGATGCAATGGTAGATACACCTGCCTGAATGGATACTGTTGCAAATCCTGCTACGGATGCTACTGTTGAAATTCCAGACCATCTTGCAAATGTTGAGAATCCAGCGTTTGCAGAATTACCATCAGTATGAGTTACATTATGCCAAACAGATCCATTATAGACCTGCATTTGGTTGGTTGTTGTATTATAAATTAAACCACCAGATACTAAAACTAGATTTCCTCTTTCAGTTGGATTTAGTTTTGGCAGTATCATATATGATTGGCCAGGTTGTCCAACTGTACCTGGAGTAGCTCTTCTACCAATTGCACTGAGATCAAATGCCGCATTTGGACTTGCAGTTCCAATTGCAATATTGGAATCTCCGTTCAGTGTAATATTAGTATCAACTGCTGTGATTAATATTCCACCAAAGGAATCACCCTTATATCCAGTCGAAACAAGGTTAATATTTGTATTGTAAATACTCAGTTCATTTGTAGTATTTGGCACCAATACAGTATTAATACCAATATTACCAGTTAATAATGAATTACCTTTAACTTGTAATGTGTTAGTTCCACTAGTAGCAGCATCATATCTAACTGTGGTTCCTATACCAACACTACCAAATAATGCTTGTGATGAACTTGCATCTAATTTGACACCATTGTATAAAGATGTTGTATCAATTCCAATACCACCATCTACAAATAAATTGTCAGTTATATTAAAATCATAGAAAGTTGAAATTCCAGATGTTGTATTAAAGTTAACATCCGCAACATTAGATCCAAAAGATGCAGAACTAACTTGAAGTGTTCCATTAACTACAACATTGGACCCAAAGTATGCAATATCAGTAAAAGTAGATGTTCCAACAACTTCTAAAGTTCTAGATGGAAGAGTAACGCCAAGACCAAGATTACCATCCTTAGTCAAGGTCATTAGATCTTGACTTGTTTGGCCATATCTCCAGTTAAAAGCACCAGTTGTAAATCCAGATACAAGACCTCCATTATGAAGAATAAAGTTCATGTTTCCTGGAGCTCTGTTAATAATATCAAAAACTCCAGTTGGATTTCCGAATCTTAATACACCAACATAGTTTTGATTGGTATTTGATTGTCCAATACCAATCTTTGCCTCATTTCCCCTACTAATAACATTTAATGTTGTATTAATTGGGGAGTTAATATCCATAGTCCCAGCTGGACTTGTGGAACCTACTCCAACCTTTCCAGAATGTTGGGCATAAAATACTGTGCTACCAATACCAACTCCAAAAGTATTATAAACTATGGCATTTTGTGCGGAGATAATTCCTACATCAAGATTAATACTAGTAACGAAACCAACAAGAATATTAATACTTCCTTGTAGAGACAGTGCTGTAGATGCAGTTCCAGTTAGATTACCAACAAAGGCATTAGTAGCAGTAATAATTCCCAACTGTAAGTTAGGACCCAATTTATTATTAGGAATGACTGGAATAATGCTTTCTGAAAGTGCCCCAACCGTAATATTATCTGCATTCAATGAAGTAAGGCCAGCACCAACACCAGAGAAAGATCTGGCACTGATAATTCCAGAAGCAATAATATTACCGTTTGAGTTAATTCCAACACCAGGTAAATTATATGGACTTACCCCACCAAATAAGGGTGACGCACCAAAAGGAGATAATGGATTAGCACCGATTTGTAAACTAAATCTTGGATCTAAAGTATTAACTCCTACATTTCCAGCTGCATAGATGCTTGTAAATCCAAGACCTACATCAACGTCAACCCATTGAGATGTTGGTAGGTTAGATAGTGTTGCTCCATCTCCATAAAATGCGGTAGCGGTAATAACACCAGAAGTTGCAGATAATTGAACTGCCCCGACTCTAACTTGTGAGAAAGTTGCAATTCCAGATACGTTTAAATTTTGTGCAGTTACAAGTCCAGCGACTCTTACATTACCATTTACATCAAAAAGTTCACCTGGAATGGATGTCCCGATACCGACGAGACTGCCTCGAACAATAAACTTATCTACGTCAACCTGAACACCATTCTTAAAGTTAAATGACTTATTATAATTTGCCATTGACAGTTTTTAGTTATTTATTGTTGATTTGATTCTGTAAATCTTCAACTTTATTAGCAAGATCTTTAATTGCTTCAATTAGCAATGGAACCACCTTATGATAATCAACTGCGAGATATCCATTATCTCTTGTTGTAACTGCTTCAGGTAAAACTTCAAGAATTTCTTGTGCAATTACCCCAACATCATGACCAGACTTATTAGACTTCTCATTCCAATCAAAAGTATTTCCACTTATTGAAAGGACTTTTGTAAGTGGATCCTCAATTGGAGTAATATTGTCCTTTAATCTTTGGTCAGATGTCCAGAATGCGGTAATATCACTAGTTACACTTAGAACACCAACAACTACCGTATTATCATTTAATACAATTTGTGTTGCCCTGGTGCTAACTGTGAGGCGACTTGGATCAGCAGTAATATTAGCATTTTCAGTAACACCATCACTGGCAAGGAATTGAAGGACAGAATATCCAGAAGTTGGATGTGCCTTAAGTCTTACGGCACCACTCTGACCAACACCAGTGAGATTTGTTGTTGCACTTACAACACCAACGGTATTTACATCACTGTATGCATAAACAGAATTTGTAAATCCAGTTGTTCCAGAAACACCGACGTTTCCACCAACAAATAGATTCTTATTGATTCCAACACCACCACTGAATACTGCAGATCCACTGTTAAAGTTTGTTGAATCGGTTGTATTGGTTTCTTTTAATAGGGCGGTAATATTTACCGTCCCATTCATCTTCAGTTCTTGGTTGAAAGTAACTGGACCATCAAATTGTGAAAGAATGGTTCCAGAGTTACCACCCTCAACAAGCAGTCTTTCCTTAACAATAACTTCATCAAATACCGAACTCAAACGTGATGGATCTTGTCCAGTCACAGTTGGAGTTGGGATTTGGAATGTGGTTTGCTCACCAGAAGAAGCAGAATACTTGGTATTTCCAATGAAGAAGTCTCCATTGTTATTCATACCAGTGTAGATGACTACACCACCAGATTTCTGTTGAGATTGAACAAGGAATGCTTCTCTTTCAGAAATTGTCTTGACCTGAACCTGAGGAAGACCAGTTGAATAGTTACCAGGACCATATCCAAGATATTCAAATGTCTGACCAGATGCTCTTAGGATTGATGGTCTGCGGTATTCAATAGCAATTGGCTTAATCTTACGGATTAGTGATCCGTTAGAGTGGGCGGTAATAACTGTACCAAGGGCACCACGAAGAACAGTAATCTTATTGTTACCAACTCCACTGAGAGTGCTACTTGCGACTCTCATCATCTCACCATCAATTTGAATGTAAGATCCTAATGGGAATCTTGGAATGGTTCCAATTCCAGATACAGGACTTGATACGATAAATGATGTATTGCTTGCAGAGTTTGTAAGTGCTTCTCCAAGAATTAAACTTTCTCCAGCATAAATTGGAACGTCTCTAATGCCAAGATTTTCACCAGTATCATCCGAAGAAGCATCATTTGCAGAGAATCCGTGCTTAAGAATCCATCTTGGTACTGGAGAACTTAATGGATTATTGGTTACAGCACTAAAACTTGTTACACTGATTTTTTCCTTGACAATATAATCACCAAGATTATTATTATTGGAATCAAGAATTCTAAATCTGTTACCTGCTAACAGATAATGTGCAGTATTTGTTGTGAATGTTGCGACACCAACAGTTGCATTATAAACAGGGGCACCAGCAACTCCAAATGATGGACCAACCACAACAGCATACTGCCCAGCACCAATATATGGATCACCGACTGTTCTTGCTACTGAAACTTGATTGATTCCAGGAACAGAATTGATTCTTGCATAAGAATCTGTGATTGTTCCAACTCCAGTAAATTGGACAACATCACCGACATTTGTAGAAATACCAGCAGTTGTAATAGTAATGCTTGCGTTTGGAGAACCACCAATCTTAGTAGTATCAAAGTATAGTGTCTCACCATTGGTATAGGCACTACCACCATTCATAATTTCCGCACCGACAACAGAACCGCCAGAAACTACAACTTTAGCGGTTGCACCATCCCAAGAATTAAGGGCAGTGCTATTATAAAGTTTTACGTTATAGTAGGTTCCGTTTTTCTTACCAGATCCACCAGTAAGTGTGGTATAGGTTACAATTCCAGCAAGTCTATGCTCTTTAGTAAGTGTTACGGTGCAAATACCAGCTTGAGTTGCTGTCAAAGAAACACCAATACCAATACCAAAATCATTTAAGAAATAATCAAGAGTTTCTTTTGTGATACTCTTTTTAAGATCATTTGTAACAACATCCCCGAGAGGAGATCTCTTTGCAAAACTCTTTGCGGATTGTGGAGTATCATTTGGATTATCTGGATCCTGTTGTGGATAAAGATCAACAACATTTTGAGAATACTTATATCCAGTAAACTCATTTGGAATGGCGTTTTTAGAGTTTAGAACATACAGGTGGTAAATACCATCTTGAATGTTTTTAATATAAGGACTAATAACTTCATTTCTATAGACATAGAAGTTATCTTGAGCATCTACTCTTACAAATCTTGGTAGTAAAGTTGTTCTGCTACTTGTATCAGGGCTCGTAAATGTCCCTGGAGTATGAACGACATTATTTGTATCAGTTGAAGAATACTGGAATACCATATTTGTTGGTGTTCCAGTGATCACAAATTTTCCGTTAAATCCTAAGTTATCTGTTGCAGATGGATTACTAGAACTTGCGACATACTTAACACTTACAGTATCACCAACTCTCAAGTCGTGTGGATTTTGAGAAGTTACAGTAACAGTAGTTCCACTGTAAGTGCAAGAACTAATGAATCTAGGATTTCTATCAAATTCAAAATCTGCAGAAGTAATAACATTGATTGATGCATCACTATCACTTCTGATTCCAGTCTTACTGGATTCTTGAATAACAAATGATGCGGTAGGATCTTTTGCATTTGAAAGTTCTTTAGGAATAAAGACTCTCATCTTATAGATCTTTTCATCTAGAGATCTACCATCACTGATTCTCTTGAATTGAGTTACGTTTGATCTAGCAGTAAGACCAAAAACACCATAAGTTCGGAAAGCATCAAAAATTTCGTTGTTTGGATTTACGTGGACAAACCAGTTTGATCTCAAACTATCATATTGAACTGGATGACCATAATCTCCAGATAATTTATCGGATACTCTACTTTGAATTGTTAGATTTGTTCCACCATAAATTGTAATTGCATTTCCAAGTGTGGCATTTGTGGAAGATGCTGCAAGTTTGATGGTGGTAGAAGTGTTGTAAATTACATAGTAATCAGTTTCTGGATTTAGATTTTCTGGTAGATCACCATCATCACTATAAATTCTTACGGTTTCCCCAGTCTGTAGAGCGTGAGGAACAGTTCCTAATGTTAGAACATTGTCTGTAGGTCCAGAGGTTACCTTATATGTTTTTGTGCCAGTATTTGTTCCATAGGTAATTGTAGATCCTACAGAAGTTGCTCCATATGGTGTAATTGCATCCACCATATGAATATTTGCTGTTACGGTTCCACCGACACCAGTTGCAAGATATAGTTTATCACTTGTATTTGCACCTACACGGAAACCTTGAATAATTGTGGGTGGTTTGTCATCTTGTGCGGTAAATCCATAAAGATAAAGATGACTGGAGATACCAACTGCAGTTGTCAGACCAACATCAAGAGCCAACCAATCAATGTCAATTTGAGATGCAGTAATTGCCCTAGGAGCAATAATTGATGTAATTACAGAATGATTATCTTTTTCAAATGCTTCCTTTTTAAATCCTTGAGAGTGGAGTGAGATTTGACCAAAGTTTGAGTTTGAGTTGGTAATTGATGCGTCACCACCATTTACGGCATCAAAGTGTTTGTTGTATCCAATCGCAAAGACCGAAACAACCTGAATAAACGCATCATTTGATAGTTTGATGTGACTTGTTTCCCATCCACTTCTATAAATCGCATCAGAATCTAGGTGATATGCGGAAGTAATATCAGTAGAAGTAGCACCAGATGATAAATCACCACCTGTTACTTTGGTGATTGGACTAATCCCTTTATAGATTCTTGATGATGGGTCATACTTGACAAATGCCCTATCATCTTTTTGTAGAGAAACACCCGTAAACTGGGCAACAACCATCGAACGGAAACCTGATGCTTTTGCACCATCGGCATGCATACCGTTCATACCCCATACAGAACGGAGTGAACAGTTGAAGACGTATGGTGATGCACCTCCTACGGTATCAGTTTCAATTGTTGCAGTTGCTCCAGCGGGAGAAGGAGTTGCTGGAAGATTTGCCCTTACAAAAGGTAATAGATAAGTAAATTGAGTGCTGGTGATAACACTCTGAACTTTTGTTGAAATATTATAGTCTGATGTTGAAACTCCATTGACTTTGATAGGAGTTCCTGCACTAAATCCGTGTGGAGTGGATGTTGTTACGGTAATAATAGATCCAGGTGTATATCCGTCACCAGAGATAATACTGCTAATATTAACTGGGTCTGTTGCAAATGCACCAACAATTTCCCATTCTGGACGCTGTTTTGCAAATCCAAGAGTAGAAGATGGATACTTTTGGTCAATATCTCTACCAGATGCGGCATTAAATGCATTAGAGACCTTGCTGTAATACATATCAAGGTCTGTGAGATCATATCCAGATACGGTATTAACACCGTCTGCATATTCAAAACAAGTTAGTTTGTGGTGAGAGAATGTTGGAGTTGCAGAGTTAATGATCGAAAAGTCTGCATTATCTGTATAAACTAGACCAGTTTCATCTCCATCAAAAATAGAAAACTGCCAGAAATAGCAAGCACCAGTAATTCTAAAGATCGCACTTGTAGGAACTAAAGAATCAGTTGGGTTTGGGACATATTTTGGTCTGATTTTCGTCTTTCTTAGGTCTAGACCAACAATAGAAGTTCCTCTAGGAACAATTGCACCACCATTAACACTATTAAACTTGTAAAGATAGTTTTCTCTTTGAAGAAGATCAAAGTTTGAGGTAAGTGTTAATGATAATTCATTTTCGGCAGGATATACAACTCCGTTTGGTGCAACAACCTTTACACCACCATCATTTTTGATTGCATAACCAGGTCTGTTATCAACAATATGCTCACCAGGAAGGAGCAGAATTGTGGTTTTTTCGGTAATATCGTTATCATTGCCTCTTACATAAGAAAATCTCGCTGCTTCTAAGAGTGCCCTTTGAATAGTCTTAAAGGGTTGAGAAAGTGAGTTTCCTTGATTACTAATGCTATCTGTAGCGTTCAGATCACTTGGGCTTACATATAAGATGCGACCATCAGTGTTCTTGATAAAGTTGTCAAGTCTATTAAGAGGCATCGGATTATATCGACGGTAATATTTCTATGTTTTATTTAGCCCGCCAAATCTTCCTCATCATATTCAATAATGTCATCAGGCATATCCTCAGGGTTCTCTAACTCAACTGGAAAAAAGCAAGGATGCACCTCTTCATCGATCAAATAGAAAGAGTTTCTATATAGGTCTTCTGGTTCAAAAGATCTCTCTTTATCCGCTAATCTACAAAGATCTTGATCATATAAGTGCCCGTCTGGAAGTTCGTCAAATGTGAAAGGAATGTGATTGATAAAATACATCTTCACGATCATACTGCCATTATTGTACCAGCAGTATGCAGTGTCGATACGATAAGACATAGGGTTGTGCCCGATATCTTATATTTATTTTTATACCCGTGGACAGATTCGAACTGTCGCTTGAACGATTTTAAGTCGTTTGCCTCTTCCGCTGGGCTACACGGGCATTGATGGGACCATTATAACTCTTAGAGTCTTAATGGTCAAGTGCTGGTTGTGGGGAACGATCCCACCTGTGTCCGATTATGAGTCGGGTGCTTTCACCAGATAGCTAAACCAGCATTAGATATTCGCAAATAACGAATAGATTATTCTTCAGGAGTCCAGAAATTATACCATCCAGTAATGATATATTTTTCCTGAGTTGGAGAAGGAATACCTCTATGAGTATAAGTCCAATCTGGTGGCCAGATTACGGTTTTACCTTTTTCTGGATTAACTTTATAACCCTGATGATAAAACTCAGTTTCTCCTTGATCTGTTACGTCATTTAAATATGTCATCCATACCAAATGACGTGTTTGTATATACCTGCTTGTGCTTGATAATCGTTCCGTATGAAATGTCTTAAATCCTCCACCAGGTTTATAATACTGAAGATTAAATGGTTCGATAAGACCCCAAGGACCATAGTTATCGACAAAAGGAAATTGTTGTATGTAAAGTTCACAGACTTTTTGCAATTCATCAAGATAATCAATGACAACCTGTGGCATACTTTGATTTCTTTGGGATTGCCAGTCTTCTTCATATGCATAAAGTTCTAGATCAATAGAATCTTTTACGTTTGTATCCACTACTGGTGTATTTTTGGCGTCATATCCACCACAAACTCCAGGTTTAGTTTCTCCAGAGTCGTTAAAAAAATCTATTAAACGATCACAGACTGATGTATCTTCGAGAAAATAGTATCTTAGGAAATCCATAAGTATGATTAAGGTAATACGAGTGCCTGGATTCGAACCAGGTCAAAGCCGCTAATCTGGCGGAAAGAGTTTATAAGACTCCTCTGACTACCAAGTCTCACTCGCTCCTATGCTTTATGATGCCTCGTTATTTAACTCAGTATGTATTCGTATAAGTTCATCATCTGCTGGCATCATTACGAATGCTTTTCCCTCTTCGTCAATGATACCCAAGTGCTCCCCATTTTCAACTCTTATCATAAGTTGATCAAAGTTTTCTTGAAACTCTTCCACAGTGAAAACTTCCATTTTGTCCTTTATTTAGTTATTGTCCTGACCATAGATTGCAAGGTCAGCATACTCAATCTGTTCAGGATCCAGTTGAGCAGTCACAACCTCCAGCACATTCATAAATTCCTGAACAGTATCGCACTCTACCAGACGCTCACTCCCCTGGTCGCTCAGAAGAAGGAAGGTGCGGGTGCATACATCAATCACAATGCCTTGAACGGTCTCTTGTGCAATGCTCATTAGGTGGTTCCGTTGATTACCCCCATATTATAGGGGGTCTCGTCTTCCCTGTCAACCCCTATCAGTAAACAAGTGTGCCGATGCCAGTAGAAAATCTAGTTTTACCAGAAATAAATTTGTTTTGTATCTCCGAATCAGTAAATGATTTTTGATACAATTTAACAACGGCAACATTTACATTACTATAAGCAGTTGTATCAGTGTATTGTGCAATTCTTGTAAATGTCGTGCTGGTTGTACCAGAAGAAATATTGCCACTATAAGTAGCAACTCCAACACCATTCAAGTATATTTTTGTATTTGAGGTGTCATTTCTAACAACAACACCGTGATACCAATATCCTGTTGTAATTCCTGCAGAACCAACAACAACTTGACTTGTTCCAGAACGACTTGCATAAATCAAACGATTTGTTGCAATGCCAGTAAAAATATCTCCATTTCCAAAACTAACTCCCATTAGATTACTTGTTGATCCAGATGCATTAACGTCAACAATGGTATTCAATAAAGTTGTATCTGATGGTGGACCATTAACCTTAAACCAGGCTTCCATTGTCCAGGTATTACCAACACCAAGAACACTGGTTGATGGTCTGGCAATCGTGTCTGCATAATGACTCGTTCCATTAAACTTAAACGATCCACCATCCCTATAATCATATGCTGGTGGACTTACTGTTGGTAAGAGAGTGGCAGTAAATCCATATCCACTAATATCATTCCAGGCAGTTCCAACACCAGAATAAGATTCTGGTTTTGATACATCCAAGAACAATACTAGACCCTCTGCCCCAACAAGATCAGACGAATCAAATGCCTGAACTGCGGCAATAGCACTGCTATTTCTAGTTTGTCTGGTTGTTACTTCATTATAAGTTCTATTAATTCCCCAGGCACTTATTTCTTTTTCACTTTTATTTTGCTTAATCGTGTTCAGATCAGATCTGAGGGAATCTCTTTGAACTCTCAAAGTTAAAATTTGACTATAGATTGTTGAAATACTACTTGCTATAGCAACACATCTTGCACCAGTCACTCCAGTATCTGTTGCATAAGGTGCGACCCCAGCACCAGGATAATATCTAAACGATCCTACACTTCTTGCACTGTGATCTGCTAGAGTAGAAGATATATCAAATCTTCCATTTCCTATATTAGTTCCGCTACCATCTATTTGTGATCCAGTTAAAGATCCATCTTTATACCTATAAAAAACAGTATCTTGAAGATTTCTGTATCCATAACCAGAATAAGGAGACGTTAATCGAATAATCGAATCTGGTTCAAATGGGTTTTCCACGGAGTAATTAACTTGTGGACCAGCCATATTTGGATATATTCTTATATTTTCAATATCGTTATTAACAGTTGTCGTAGTTCTATAACTTTGTGTGACTCCACTTGGTGATACTACAGATCCACCAGCCGTTGTTGAGCTATATGCAATACCAGGCCAACAGTTACCGTTATTTGCTTCGGTTGATAAAGTAACTATTTGTGTTTTCTTAGTATTAATATCTGCATTAATTGAAATAATTTTATCATCTAAAATCTTACAAAAAGCTTGTAAATCTGTCGCTTTATCAATTATTTTTTGTCTTAGTTCTTTATCAATATCTGGTTGAGAGTAATTTGTAGGTTCTTCAGATATTTTTTCTACATTTCTACCATCATTTCCTGGCTCATAAGAAACAACCGTTATCGTTTGTGGAGAAGTTACGTTTGTTTGGGTGTCGAATACATTTTTAAATTGATTCTGCTCTTCATTTAAATAACCAAGCACTCTTGATCTTAATGCTTCATCCATATTTCAAATACCAATACCTTTTCTTTATTTATTTTGATCTTTAAGGGCGTTGAGTTCGTTCTTAAGATCTTCAATTTGTTTTTGTTGATCTTGAATTGCCGAAATTAAAAGGGGAACTAGTTTTTCATAACGAATCAGTTTGTAAGTTTCATCATACATTTTTCTTTCACCACAAATGTCTGGAAGAATTTTTTCAACTTCTTGTGCGATTAATCCATATTGTCTTTTAACTCTGCCAGGATATCCATATTCATCGTCTGGTTCTCTATATTCTTGTAAAAATGAAGATGGGCATAATTCTTCTCTCCAATCAAAACGAACTGGATTTAATTGTAAAACAATATCCAATCCATTTTGAAATGGTTCTATATTTTTTTTAAGACGAATATCAGAGGTTGCATCAGGTTCAGTTGAAATTTGAATTCCATTTACAGTCCAATAACCATTTAAGTTTCCCTTTGCAGCTGCACAACTGTCTTCTGGTGTAACAGTCAATGTTTTCGGAACAATATCCGCTTGAACACCCGTCAATTCATTACCAACGGCAGAATAAGAGACATCTAAAGCACCAAGATCAACATCCGCCCCGTTTGTAATTTTAGCACCCAAAACTTGAGTTATTCCTGTTACAAAAACTCCAGACCATCCAGCAATAATTCCAAAAGAACCAAAAATATTTGGAATGATTGGAATTCTATCCATTGGATTTTTTAACATCCAAAGGTTTCCACAAACAACTTTTTGACCTAAAGTTATGACATTTTGTTGATTGAATACATCTCCAGCAACTTTAAGATCCTGATTAAAAGTTGTATTGTCATGATACATCTTCTCCTCTCCCTTTTCTGGGAAGACAGGAACACCTAAAATTTTTAAAAGTTTATTAAGAATTTTACCGACTGACATAACTTATTTCTCCTCAATTACAATCTGCACCAGCAGCATCGCCGCCAGAAACATCCAGTGGACTTGCACCCTCAAATACATCTTTAATATATTCTGCACCAACTGGAGATCCTGCAAATGCCCTTACACCGAATGTATTCTGAATTGCATTTCCTGTGAGTGCGACATTATCAATCTTATTTGCCTTCATTAAGATTCTTCCAGATCCAGAAGTGGCATTAATGTTTCTTCCAGCCTTAAGATCAATATCCTCAATTGCCTCTATCATCACGTTTTTGCCTTTGATTCTAATACTACCATTACTCATTGCCGTAATAGTAACATCACCGTTCATTCCAGCAATTACAATATCCACACCCCTCTCTTGAGATGTATTACCAGCAATGATTTCGATTTTTTTATCATTCAATATTCTAAATGAACCAGTTTCACTGAATGCCTGCACATTCACATCACCATTATCATTCCAAGAATATTGTTGATAGATGTTTTTACCATCTATTCCTGGAAAGTTACTATTAAACTCAATCCTATACTTAGGACCTATACTACAGATATCTCGTGCTTGATAGTCAGACATTTTTTATTAGTAAACACAATCGACTTGTTTTATTGGATCTCCAGAATCTTGATTCAGTGGTCCAAATACTGGTTTGAGAAGTGCTCCGACTCCTGTATCGGACTCAACAATTATTTCTACCTTATCTCCTATTCCAATATTATTTAGATCTGGTTTTGCGGATAGAATTACACCATTTTGAATATCGAGTGAATATGTATTTCCAAAATTATCAACTCCAATATCACCATCAGTATAGTTAGATCCTCCATCTATCACAACAACATCAGAAACACTTGTTGGAAGAATATCACCCATTGGATAATTTGCACCAATAGAGTTCATTACAATTGCTACAACCTTTCCATCGTTGATAATTGCCTGTCCACTAGCACCAAATCCTAGGTTACAATTATCAGTAAACTCTACCGCTGGTGGGAATGAATATCCAGAACCACCATTGGTAACAATTGCACCGATAATACTAGTCACTTTCTGAACATTTTGATAAGGAGTTGATAGTGCAATAGCAGGACCAAAGATTGGAATTGCCGATGCACCAGATCCACCACCTCCAAAAATATTGATTGTTGGGGGACTACAACTATTTGGGAACCCAGTAAAACATCCATCAACTGATCCAAATGCAAGATCTCCACCAAAGATTCCAGTAACTTGTGAAACTCCAGAAATTACCTGATCAACACTTCCACTTACTGTGCCAACAAGACTTCCGATACTATTTGCTGCATTGACAACATTATCAAACACTTCTCCAACATTTGCCGTTTGCTTTGGACCCTTTCCAATCACCCATTCCTTTACAGATCCTTTGCACTTATCTTTATCTTGTCCACAATCAAATAAACCACCCTGCCCAAAAATAGAAGAGGCGGCTTGTTGTAGTGTTCCAACCACACTGAGTCCTCCTAGAAGACTGGAGATTCCACCCAGAACCGAAGACAATCCACCAGCAATGGCATCAACAATTTTATTCATCAAAGTTCCCAGGAATTGTTCCGCCGCACACTGGGCAAATTGTTGAATATTATCCAGTAACGCTTCTAGTAATCCGACGATCAGATTAGTTAATCCATCAAGAATTGCAGAAGCAACGCAAGGAAGTGCTTTTTCTACTGCTGCCACTGGGAGAACAAAAAATTCGTTTGATTTAACTCCAGCTTGATGGGCGGCGGCAGGATTACCAGATGCCGCAAAAACAGCAGAATAAACAGTTGTATATAAAGCTTTTAATGCATTTGGAATAATTCCTGGTTTTTTCTCACACCCAACCAGAAAATTATAAAGATATTCCATTAACTTACCAACAATCCAACTGACACTTGATTTAATAATTGAAGCAACTGTTGCGATTTTTGCCTGATATTCCGCAACTTTAGCCTGCTTTTCTTGTGCCCACTTTAATAAGTTCTCTACTTCAGATTTGATTGTCTTTGTCGATGTATCCTCACAACTATCGGCAAAGACAATTGTTTTTCCTATACCACTAAATGCCGCAATTTCATCCGCAGTAGGTCCAGTAGAATTAAGTTTTGATACTTGATCTGGTGGAACTAATCTTGGACTTTTTTGAGATCCTTGTCGATCTTCACTTGTCTGATCATTTTTTAATTTTCCAGATGATTTTGGATCTTTAATTGTATCAGTGTATCCAGTAAAAGGAACAAAGGGAGACGTAAAACTAGCATTGTTTGTGGCAATTTCAGAAGTTCTTCCCAATGCACCCATAATCATAGGTATTTGGGCATTATCACCATCTAAGAAAAATCCAATAACTACATCACCTGGTAGTAACTTATGATTAACTGCATAGTTACCAGCACCTGTTCCAGTCGTGGAAGGAAGTAATATCTGAGCCCAAGGAAGATCTTGGTTTGGAAGTTCAACCTGATCTGGGGAATGATACCCCATAATTCTAACCTTTACTCTATTACCCCAACCTTCTCCATCATACTGTTCTTTCTGAGCATCTTTAGGTGGAATCTGCCCAATCCACCATCTAAATCCATCTCTTCCAATAAAGTTACTTTTAACTTGTGACTGGTCTATCATTTCGTATTTGTTCCGTATTGACCAAAGGTATCTCTTACTAATTTCATAGATGTCAATGATCTTTGAGTATCATAATGATGACAAAGCTCTTTAATCATATATAGACCACTTTGCTCATCATCATACTCATCTGCCCGTTCTGTTGAAATCTTTGGGATCTTACAAGTAATAATGTCACCAGCCCTTAAATTGGTGTTTAAAGGAACTGTCATTGTAATAGTCTGAGTAAACAAAACATTATATCTCATCAATGCCTGTGATTGATAATCAGTAGGATCTGCATTAACTTTTTTTGATATGTTTGGATCAAGAGTTCCCACATCCAAACACTGAGTTATAATACGAGTAGGTGAATCACCCAATCCTTGTCCAGATCCTTCAGAAATTTTTGGTAGTTTTGCAGAAGTTCCTAATGCCTTTCCAAGATTTTTAGATTTACCTGCCCAGTCTTGCTGTTTAAACACACCCTTTGCTGGATTAGTAAATTGAAATGTCAAAGGATTATAAAAGATTCTATAACTTGCATAAGTTCCGAGTCTCATTTTTTCAAGTAAATTCTGATTCTTTTCCGTCTTATAATTTAAGATTGTAAAGTCATTGTTTCTTTCAATTTGAGATTGATTGACTTCTGTATAGACATATTCAGCCTTTGGTTCTTGCATTATCAATTTATCAATTGATCTAAACTGAAATCCATCTACCGTTTGGTAAAATAAAAATCCAGCCATATTAGTTTCTGGTGAAACTGCCTTGGATGCTAAGGAAATTAGAACAGTAAATGGTTTTCTCAAATTACCAATAAATCCATATCCATTTTTGGTTGTATCAATTGTTCCGATCTTTGTGGTCTTTAAATATTTGCTTAGAATTTCACTGACAGAAGTATTAATTGTTGAATCAACTTTAAATTTTTTACCAACTCTTGCCGTCTCATTGGTAAGTGCTTCTCTAGAAACAAGATTCAAAGTAAAAGTCTCTCTTTGACCTTCACTGACAACATCACTAATACCAGAAACATATAGAGTATTATTTGCCGAGGAAAAATCTAATGGTTTATTTGTTTTTGAGTTTGCGGCAATTTTCAGTGCAACTCTTTCTCCACCTCTTAATGGCAATCCATTATAGATTGATTGTTTTGCGGTTCCATCCTCTGGGGCAATTGTGTTACCAGCATTAATTACATATATCTTAGCAGTAACTGTTGGGGAAAAAATATCCTCATAATAATCGATTGCAACGACACCAGATTTAATGTCAACTACTCGTTGCTTATCATTAGATTCTAAAAATACTTTTTCGTATAAAGACTGTTCGATTGACATTAGGTATATGCTAAATCTGAGAGAATAACAGTTTTGATAAAATTATTTAACAAGGTTGCCTGATTAACTGTTGCTGGTGGGGCCATAGGAGGTTGAATTGCACCACCCATATCAGGAACTTGAGGAGTATCTCCACGATCATCAATAAAAAGAACACTTGTTATTGGTTCTACAGGTGGCAATGATTCTGCTTGAAGTTGACCTGGTTGACTGGATATATCTTCTGGAGCAAGTGACGGCATCTCTACCATACCACCAGTCGGAGATGTTCCACTTGCAAGAGAATTGACATAATCTCTAATCACATTAGATGGTGCTTGAATATGAACATGAACTCCTGTCGCTCTTCCTGTCTTTCCTTGCAATCCAAGAATAGTTCCTGCAGAAATTTGTTGCCCTTTTGTCACTAATATTTTGCTAAAGTGTCCTAGTTCAACTTTTCCTGCATTTGATACAATTTCAACCCAATTTCCACCTCCACTTAAGTAACCAGTCCAAGTAACTTTACCAGAAACTGGGGAAGGAACTGGTATATTTGCATATTTTCCATCTTTAAAAATAGTAAAATCCCTAACTTCACGCCCATCATATGCGGTTTGATAAGTATGATGAGGAGTTAATCCAGAATATCCTTTAACTTTTGCACCACGTGGATTTTCTACTTGCCATCCACTTGATTGCCCTATTGGTTGTGCTTGTGTTGGAGTTGCTGATGGCATTGAAGCAATAGAAACATTATCAGAAATTCCAAATTCTTTTTTCTTTCGTTCAATTCTACCACCCATTTCGGCAATGGTTATTTTTCCATCTCTATTTGCATCAAGAGGTGAATTAGACCTATATGCCGCAGAGGGAGAACTATACAAAACTGTATTTGGATTTGCATTTGCATATGCAGGAGCAAAAACAGTTGCATAAAGTTGACCAGCTCCTGCACCTTTTTTCAATCCACGAGTTTCAAGATACTTATCAACATATTTCATTTGCTCTGCCCTGCTCATTCTTTTTAGAGCCGCTTGACTTGTTCCAACAGATCTTGCTTCTCCTGCACCAAATTGAATTAATCCAACGTGATCACCGATTTGCCCTGCTGCTGGATTAAATCCACTTTCAGAAGCCATTAATCCCAATAAATCTCCTTCTTTGATTCCATATTTTTGAGAAACTCTTTTAACTTCCGCTAAAAATGCAGCATCGTTACCAATTCTTTTTTGAGAGACCCCAGACAGTCCTGCGGTGGCATATCCACCACCAGTTCCAGGTGGAGTTGTATAATCAGTTCCTGTTCTTGGAACTTCTTTTTCTCCAGGTAACTGACCAAGAGGTTTTGTAACTAAATCTATACCTGTTTTTATGTTTGACTCTAAATCATCAAATGTTCCTGTCAATTCACTGAATGCGGTTCTAACTCTTTTATTCGTATCAAAAATATCCAAACTAACAATATTCTGAAGCATTGCCCCAGCAATTTTTGCACTTCCAGTAAAAATTTTAATTACATTTCCAAAAAATCTTGTTATGACACTTCCAGCAGTTTTAATCCTACCAATCAAATTTTGAGCCATTGTCATAATTGTTGGTAAATTATAAACCAACCAACCTACAAGAAAGGTCCCAAGAGTGTCCATAATCCTTTCTAGCAATCCTTTGCCGAGATCTGCTAAAGGATTACCACCTCTTCTTCTCCCAGTTCCAACTTTTGCTGCCTCTAATTGCCCCTCTTTTTCTCTTCTGCGAATACCTTCTTCTCTTCTTGCAAAAAATGATTTTCTTAATCTTATGGACTCTGCTTTGACTCTTGTTTTTCTGAATAAAAGTTTTGATGATCTACCCAAATCAGTAGTCGCTTTTTTAAGTCCAGTTCTGATCGTGGAAAATCGACTTTTTAATGGTGTAAATGCTGCTGGTGCAAGAGTTGCTATTGCCATTTTACATTACCACATTATAATTAATTTGAGAATACATTGTATAAAAATTGTCTGGATTTGAAGATGGAATAAATGGAACTTCACTTGCTACAGATCCTGGTGAAGATCTTAGAACTGTTGAAGACTGATTACTCTTTGGAGTCAATGATGACATTGATACAATGTTTGGTTTTGGTGTTGGTGGGGGTCCAACTCTTGCTGGTTCTGAAGGAATACTTTGAGTCTGGGCAAGATTTGTTTGTTGTTTATTAGGAGAACTGGTTTCGGCAGTTTCTATCTTTGGTGGGGTAGAGGATTCACCATAATCAAAATTCATAGTCATACCAGTTTGATCAACTCCAAACTGCATAGGAGTTGGAGTTAATGGTGTTGAAGGCATTGCTGTTGGTGCTGGTGCTGTTGCCGCAGGAGTAGTTTGTGCTGGTAATGGTTGAGTTTGTGGTGTTGAAAATGCAGATTGTGGTGGATTTTTTTTATCTTTTTCAAATCCTTTGTCTATATCTCTTTTTAGTAATGCAGCATCAATACCAAGGGAAATAAAAGTTCCAGGTCCAGCAAAAGTTCCAGCAATACCAGATGCAAGTTCTCCAGCTGCACCAAAATAATCACCTTGATATGCTCTGGCACCACCAAAAAGTAGTCCAGCACCAATACTTAAACCTGGAATTTTTTTAAAAAGACTTTTCCCTGCAGTTTCAGCACCTTCTTTTGCAACTAATTTTCCCGTTGCTTCTGCAGTTTCTTTACCTGCTAATTTTGCGGCATCATCACCAAATCCTAAAAGATTTTTGGCACCACTAAAAATACCTTTGCCAGCATCTACAATACCTTTACCAATGGTAGATAATCCCTTAAACAATAATCCTAGACCACCTGTTATAAACTTGGAAATTAATTTGGTAATTCCAAATATAGTGCTGACAACTGCCCTAAGAGATTTGTTTATGAATTGAAGTGATTTGAAGAAGGTAGTGACACCACCAATCAAACCATCAAATAATGCCTTAAAGATATTAGTTGTTTTTCCAGATTGTTCTTTTAATATCTGAATGACTTTATTACTTAACCACCCAAGAAAAAACATTGTAAAAGCATTCATCAAATTTCCTAGAATGCCTTGAGCTCGTTTTGATATGTATTGAACAGGTGCAAGAAGTGCCTGTTGTAATTTTTGCTCTAATTGTTTTTCTTTACCTGCTCTTTCCCCCCTTTCTGCTAGTCTTCTTTCTCTATCCAATTCTTGCCTATCTTTTGTTACTTCTAAATTGGTATCTGTAGTAATACCTCTGTTTAGTCCAGTAACACCACTACCAAGATCTCTTACAGATACATTGATTACTTTAAACTGATCTGAAAGATTTCCAATTGTATTTCTAAAAACAGATACGGATGCAGATTGTGCCTTTACCAGGGCATTGTGATCTTTTCTTAATTGAACGATATCTGTTGTATTTCTCTTTACAATGGCAGAGGTTTGTGGTTGAACATTACCACCACCTCCACCTGCTCCACCACCAGAAATGACCGATCGAGAAACAGTTCTCGCGGCAATGTCAATAGTTGGTCCAATTGGCGATGGAATCTTAGCCATTTACTTGTTGATTCTTCAGATTTTCCTCTTCAATATACTGTTTAAGAAGAGCAATATACACTTCCCTTTCCCAAGGAATCATATTTTCAATCTCAGTCAATGAGTATTTATGGTGCTGAACCAACTGAAAATTAGTTTTATAGTATGACTCAAGATTCTCGTGAGCCATCCCTACGCGAAAAAAGACGATAACCCTTCTAGAACAACTTCGCTTTCGACTTTTGTATTTGGATTTCTCAATTTAATTAGGTGAGTCAACTTTGGCATAGTTTCAAAGAAAGTTTCAATTTCTTTAAACTGTTTTGAACTTAGTTGCTCAACAAATTCAGTTAACTCTTTCTTACTAAAATCAGAAGCATTCCAAGATTCTTCTTCACTATAAACTTGTTCGATACAAGAACAGATCAATTCAAAAGTATCATCAACACTTACTTCCCCAGCAGAGAAATTATTTTTGATGAACTCGTTAAGAGAAGGATATCTCATTCTTAAAGTTAGAGTATCATCAAGTTTAATGTCTCTAGAATGTTCTTTTGATGTTTGAACTTTAATATCATCCAGATTGATTGAAACTGGAACCTGTGTCTCACCATCATCTGGACAAGTTACAAGAACATCAACGGATTCTCCTACGGACTTTCCACGAATATTCAGGAACAAATATTCAATATCAAAAGTTGCCAGACTATCAACTTTGATACCTTTTGTGATGATACAATTGGAAATGACTTCCTTAACCGCATTTCCAATTTGTTTACTATCTTCACTCTCCATTGCAATGATAAGAATTTTTTCTTCTTTGACTAGAAAAGGACGATACTTGATCGTTTTCTGCAAAGAAGGAACTTCCAACTCATACGTTGGTGTAGAAATTTTTGGTAAAGGCATAATAACCTATGGAACTTCAGTAAATTTATTTATGGGGCAACATTGAACCAGTTTCCAACAGATTTAGTTAAATTATTAGGATCTGATGTAACTGGGTTATTACCACCAGCAAGTGCATTTAGACCTGCAAGATTTGCATTAATCGTGCTATTAGTATCTACACCAAATTGAATATTATTACCACCATTAAATAACTGATTATCTGCTGTTTGTTGTTGAGAATTGTTGAATGCCGTTCTTGCCGAAAAAGGATCTAGATTATTACTGATTAAATTAAGTTGATCAACACTAAGAATTGATCCTGGAATATATCTTTCATAGTTGAACTGGGCATTGACAGTCATTGTTGTTGAACTGTCATATGAAACAGATACAGAACTCATTGAAACTGGAAATAATCCAACAAAATAATACTGTAATTGATTCTGATAATCTCTATTAAACTTTGTAATCTTTGTGAAGTTACACTTATATTGATCAGGATACTTCATCTTGTAAAAATATTGACTTGAGTTTGGATTTACTCCAGATGCACTTGAAATGTATTCCATCCAGTGCTCAAGAAACTTTACAACCTTATATTCTTTATCAACATAGAAACTTAGATCAATTGGAGTATAGATTCTTGTATGAACAAATTTCTCCATCAAACCAGTAAAGTTTCCATTTACATCTGCCGTGGCAAAAGATGATCCTGGAAGTGATGCGGCATTACAAAGTAGTCCTGCAGTTTCATTTGTGAAACGAAAATCAACTCCTCTAAGACTTAGGTAACTTTGCAATTCTGGAGGTAGTCCACCAAACTGAACCTCATACTGTGAAGTTACAGCAAGATTAGTAAAAATAGGTTTAATGTCAGATATTTTACGGGGTCTTACTGGCACTCTAAATACCTATTATGAGTCTTATAGTATAGTTATTTAGATGTCATATAAGGGAAAATACCAACCATCATATCCCAAAAAATACAAAGGTGATCCAAAAAATATTATTTACAGATCACTTTGGGAAAGAAAATTTATGAATTATTGTGATCTGAATGAAAACATTTTAGAATGGGGATCTGAAGAAATTGCACTTCCTTATGTTTCTCCAGTTGATAATCGTGTTCATCGTTACTTCCCTGATTTTTATATCAAAGTAAAAGAAAGTAATGGTCAGATTAAAACATATCTAATTGAAATCAAACCAAAAAAACAGACTATTCCTCCGCCAAAACCAAAAAGACAAACAAAAGGATACTTGTATGAGGTGGTTGAATATGCCAAGAATCAGGCAAAGTGGAAATCTGCCAAAGAGTTTTGTGAAGATCATCAATGGGAATTTAAAGTTCTGACAGAAGACGATCTAGGAGTATAAGATGCCCAGAAAAAGTCTTAAACAAAGAACACAAGAAAAGCAAGATAAAGGACTGCAACCAGTATCAGATACTAGCACAAATCGTGTTAGAAATATTCTAGATGGTCTTACAGGTAATGAAGATCCAGATGATCTAATGCTTGAAATTGTCGGTGTTTTAAAAGAAGGTTCTAAAACTCCACAGGCAGGAAGATTTTATACTTTCATATATAATCCTAAAACACCCAATGTTCAGTATGATCAAAATCCCCTAGTTGCCGTTACGGATGTATACAACTGGGGATTTAGAGGAATTAATTTTCATTGGGATGAAGTGAGACAATATACTTGGGATGAGATTGCTGGAGGAATCTACGAAGTTAGATCTGAAGAACTTGATGATATGAGAACCATTCCTTTTGCAAAAATCCGTCTAAATATTTAAAAAACTATAAATGGCAGCTCCAGCGGCGGGAATACCAACCTACAGATATCCATTTAAAGCTCTGAAAGAGTTTGATGACTATTTGGAAATTCAAATAGTTCAATATCAACCACCAAAATTTTCTCAATCTGGAGGTCAAGCAGCATTTCAAACTTCATCTGCATCTATTGCTGGACAAAATCAAACACCAAGAGCCGTCATTATTCTACCAATTCCACAAACAATTCAAGACGGAAATTCGGTTGGATGGGGAGAAAATAAATTAAACGCTTTTGAAATGCTCAGTACAAAAGCACTATCAGAAGGATTCAAAAGTTCAAATCCAGTGGCAGGAGCTTTAAATGCTGGTGGACAATTTCTTTCAGGAGTGACAGATTTCGCACGCACTGGAAATTTGCAAGATCAGGTGACTTCTTTTTATGCAGCACAAATAGTAAATAGTTTAGGTGGAAACGTAGATACTGCCAGTTTAGTTTCTAGAGCAACTGGACAAGTTCTAAACCCAAATATGGAACTCCTATTTACTGGAGTTAATCTAAGAGAATTTTCATTTGATTTTGATTTTGCACCAAGAGATGGAAATGAAGCTCAACAAGTTAAAGCAATTATCAATACATTAAAAAGAGAAAGTTCTGCAAGATCTACTTCTTCTGGTGCAAGTGCTGGATTGTTTATCAGTGCCCCAAGTGTATTCAAATTACAATACAAGAGTGGTGGTAAAAAACACCCATTCTTGAATACCTTTAAACCTATGGCATTAAAAGGTATTCAGGTAAATTATACTGGATCTGGAACTTATGCAGTTTATGGAGACTCCACACCAGTTCATATGAAAATGACAATCAATCTATCTGAACTTAATCCAATTTACTTTGAAGATTATGATAAACAAGAAGCAAAAATTGGAGTAGGATACTAATGGGATACTTCAGAGAACTTCCAAATTTACAATACCAATCTTTTCTTGACAGTAGATCATCTTCTGATGAATATATCACTGTCAAGAATCTTTTCAGAAGAGTTAAACTCCGCGAAGATATCCAAAACATCATTACAGTCTTTGACAAATACAGTATCACAGATGGTGCTCGTCCAGATACGGTTGCAGAAGAACTTTATGGTAGGGCAGACCTTGATTGGGTTGTTCTTATGTGTGCTGGTATTATCAATGTAAGAAACCAATGGCCTCTGTCTGATCGTGACCTTTATAGATTTGCAGAAAACAAATATGGAGAAGATCTAACAAATATTCACCATTATGAAACCACAGAAGTCTTAGACAGAAAAGGAAGACTTATCCTTCCAGCAGGGCAAATTGTAGATGCATCTTTTACAATTGCAGATCCTACAGAATCACAAAGAGTAGATTCTCCTGTTGGTGTTGGAGTAAGTTATTCAAAAACAATTCTTGAACTGAATCCTGTTGTTGGTGTAACAAACTATGAATATGAAGTTCAATTAAATGATGAAAAGAGAAAAATTTATGTCTTGAAACAAAGTTATCTACAACAGTTCCTGAACGATATGAGAGAGATTATGAATTATGAACCATCATCCTCTTACATAGATAGCAGAATTATTAGGACAGAAAACACAAGAAATACCTTGATATAAAAAAAGGGGGCGGATGCCCCCCACTTGATCACTCTTCGGCAAGACGGGCGAAGTAACTAAGGGCATCATCATCCTCGTCTTCCTCAACCGCAGCAGCACGGCGGGTGGGTTTCAGAGAAGACAGTTCCTCAGTCAGTTCACGGGTTGAACCACGGGTGTTGTCCTCATCCAGGTCTTCAGGATCCTGATAACGAGGAGTGCCTTTAGAACCCAGAACATAGTCAAGACGCTTCTTCAGTTCGTCATAGGTCTTGAATTGGTCTGCAGCAACAAGTTCGGCAAGCGAATACTGCTTCTTCCACACTGCTTCCATTGCGTCATCATCATCCAGCAAAGGAGCAGCAGCAGCAAACTCGCTGGAATCATAGTTGCGATAACCAGCAACATTCTTTGCCTTCAGTTTGAAGTTAGCACCTTGCCAGAAGTCAAACGGATCGATTGCTTCCTCATCCTCAAACTCAGGTTGCATTGCAGCAGTCAGTTTGTCAAAGATCTTTTTGCCATACTTGAACAGGAAGACTTTACCTTCGTTGTCGGGATTGGCAGGATCTTTCACCACATAGATGTTGCTCACATAAGTCAGTTTACGCTTCTGCTTACGGGCAACTTCTTTACCAGCATCAGTGCCGTTGTTCCAGAGTTCAGAGTTCAGTTCCGACACAGGATCTTTCTGACCCAGAGTAGTCAGAGAGTTCTCGATATACCAACCACCAGGACCTTGGAATGCGTGACTGTAGAGTTTCACGAACGGAAGGTCCTCACCGTTCGGAGCAGGGAGGAAACGGATTACGGCATAACCATTGCCGCTCTTGTCCACATCCAGTTTCCATACGCGGTCGTCACTAGAACCGCTACTCGTATTCATTTTTTCAACTTCTTTGACCAGTTTGGCAGTCAAAGAGCCAAGTTTAGATTGCTTTTTAAGGTCTGCGAAAGACATTTGGATTACCTCGGATTAATTGGATTCGGGGGATTTACTTGGATATTATAGCAAGGATACCCTCAGCGGTCAACAAATCGCTTGAGAGATTCGATTGTCTTGTCCATACTGCTGAACAGGATGCTCATATCAGTCTCTGGTGGGAACCCCATCAGGGCGACAGACTTACGAAGATTTTCTTTCATCTCAACCGCTTGTGGATCGTCAGAAAGGGACAGTCGTGTATACATTACACGTTGCTTTTCAAGGAGCACTTGTAGTTTTTCAATGTGTTCCAGTTTTGTTTCACGGTCCATTGCACCAAAAGAAAGAATACTTCCGTAAATCTCTTCTTGTAACTTATTGATTTCTTTCAGTTCGTCTTGAATAATATCGGAGTCAAAAAAGCTACTCATTTATAATGTCCCGTAAAATTTTTTTAAATTGGAATACGTCAATATTTAGAAACGGATTATACTTTTTAATTTTTAAACTGACGGTTTCCCACACTGGATCAAGGAGTCTCTTATCAAAATCCTTTGAAAAAGAAAAGATTTTGTCGTAGATTACGAAGGTTTCTGGCGACAATCTCCCACTTAGAAACCTTTTGAGGACTGGTGGATGACCTTTGGAACAACTCAACGCATCCTCTAATTTTGTCTCCGAGAACAATTCGTTGCTTTGCTCTTTGAACAAGTAGGTCAAACTCTGTTGTCTTCGCATCCAATCTGCGTATGTTCTTTCTCCAGAATTGATAATTTCTCCAATCCATAAGTTACTCGGTGAATCTGCTGCTACAAAGTTTGAGAGTAAAAAATCTACCACTTCTTTATCATTATATTTTCTTGAAGTGCGTTCAAAAAAATATTTGTCTTTACGTTTATTAAAAGATGTTATACTTGCACGAGTTTTTGCACCATATTTAAAAAAATCATATTTTGGATTTGTAAAATGATTTTTTAGTGAAAGATAATGTTGATAAGTTTCAAAGGCAGTCACGAATTCTTCTCCTACGCTCTTCAACAGACAGAGTTTCAAGCCAGTATTGTCTAGATAATCGTGCTTCTGCGTTGGACCATAAACGATGATGTTCCTTACACATAAGTTCGCACTTTAAGTGTTCTTTATGACGAAGACCACACTTGGTAGATACTTCTCTTTCTTTAGTAGAAGGGTCAATATGATTGAACTCTAAGTTTTCAGTAGTTCCACATATTACACACTTTCCACCCAACTCTTCAAGAGCAGATTCACGCATAAGTTGGCGTCTTTCTCTTTCTTTAAGTTTTACACGCTCTTTCTGCTCTTGATACCAAGCATCCTTCTGCTGTTTTATTACAGTAGCATTTTTTGGATCTTCTCTATATCTCTTTGCATAATCAAGGGCGTTTTGTCTATTTTTATAAGACATCAGGGTTTTTCAAACAATACTATAACTATTTAGAATATTCTTGATTATACTATAAGAGTTTCTAAAAGTCAAAAGGACTCATAGCGGAAGTTTTGCTTTTGACGTTCGTTTCATAAAGTTAAGACGAGTTGCGTCCCACTTTAATCGCTCTTTCAAAGGTTTTGAAATGAGTTTCGTAACTGATTCTACTTCAATTTCATTGATTTCGCAATAATGGACGATGGCATCAATGTAATTTAATTTTTCTTCTGCTACAATTTTTTCGATTTCTAATGCAAATTTGGAAGGAGTTAGAAATTTACTTTCTATTACTTTTTCTAGAGTTTCTTCATATCGTGGAGAATACTCATAAAAAGAATCATTCCTTACATTAGATTTTCCATCTTTTCTTAGTGTTTTATTTGGTTCCATAGGGCTCCAGTTTATCTCTAACAAACTCTCTAATGTATTCTGTGAGTAGTTTGATATATTTTGATTTGTCATATTCTTCATAGACGACGCATTCTCCATTTTCACAAGACATTAAAATAACAAGTTTTT